AATTGGATTAGCTTTCAAAATTACTCTGGGCAGGAAACCTAAACGGAACTTCCTGCTTTAAATAAAAGTGCCCAAATAATTTTAATCACGAAGTACTTTACAGAGGAGATAAGAAACGAGTATTTAATATTCATACTTAAGTTTATACCAATAACTTTTGCAATATTATTCATACTTCTTTCAACTGTTAAATATATACAAATACTTATTAAAAATGGCAAATTTGGTAAAGCTGTCACCTGTCAAGAAGTTTACATTGTACACCAAGATAAAGAACGAGATCCGCTCGACGTTAAGACAGGAAAAAATTTGGACTCACATAATACCGTCTGGGTTGCTTAAACGTTATGAACATGATGTGCAACACAAGGTTCTTCCTGTTAAAGGAACAAATGTGAGAGACTTGGATTACACCCTAATGGATGTTATTGCTTTGCTTAAACATTTTCATTTAGAAGTTCATCAATCTACTAATGCTCGCAAATTGCGTAATTCACCTATGTTTTCAATACCACAAAAATTAATTCAACCTGAAAAAGAATTGGAAGTTGATATTTATCCACATTTCACCAAGAAAGGTGATTATAACATGTTTTTGGAAAATTTCGAAGTTAAACGTTCTCGCTTTATTTCACAACAACACCATATGATAAATGGTGCTTTTAAATATGATAAATGGAACACTTTCGTACTTTTGTTAGATTTAAGTTTAGAATTTCTGAAGTTACAATCCCCCCATCAATTATTAAAATTTTTACATGATACATTATTGCAACCTGAATATTCGAGAATTGATGTTGATGGATTGTATGCCTTTATATTACATTTAACCATTAGAGGAGTGGCAAAACCATCAATGCTTAAAATTGATCATAGATGGGTTGAACAATGGAAATTGAGATCTGGATTAGAACGAATGGCCTTATTAGACCATTTCTATAAAGGAGATAAATTTCCAGATGTTATTGCTATGCAAGAATCATACTTACAAGAATTATCATCAAAATTATCTTATTTGCGTGCTGAAACTAGATTAGCTAGAATATCTTATATACCAGAAAAGAATGCTTTTAACCCTGAACTTGTATTTTATTCAACTTGGTATTTTGGAATTCATGAACAAATGACTGAAACTGAACGTTATCGATCTTTACATGGACTTGAGATTTTACCACCACATGAACATCGTGCACTTCTCAAACATGCTCACACATGTTATTCTGGAAATAATCGCTTGATTCGTGAAGGATTGTTAGATGGAACTATTGAGAAGACTCATTGTCAAAGATGTAAAGATGATCAAGATGAATATGAGAAATGGAACATCAAGAGTGCCATTAATGACAGAGTTTATGAACCAACTATGTTGAAGGGATATGTTAATGAGGCTATTAGCGAAGCAGGACCATCTGTTACAAAAATGATTAACAATACTATTTCTGATCCTGAAACTGTTGCAAATATGCAGACATTAGCTGCTACTGCTGCTAAACCAGTAATTGCTGAAATGGCAATTAAAATGGAAGAACTTAAGAACAAAACTGTCGAAGAACTTAAGCAAACAGTAGAACCCGTTATGACTGAATCAATGGGTGCCTTTTCAGCTATTAATGGCATATTAGGATTTTTAAAAGACACAATGAAATCAGTTACAAACATGATTCCAGTAGATTTACTTGGTCGTATTGGAATCAATGTCGATATGGAAACTTTATTCAATACATTTAAATATTATGTCTTATATATAAATACAGATTCGGTTTTTATCAAGTCTGCTCTCTTCTTACTGATGATCAAACAGCTTGGAATCTTCGAGTTGCTGCGTCGTTATGGAACCACCATCTTAGCATGGATGAGAGCTGGGAAAATTATTGATAATTCAAAAGATGTTCCCACAGTTTTGGCTGAACCAACTAACGCCATGGATTGGATACAAACAATAATGAACATGTTTTCAGGACGAATGCCAGAAGTAGCAATATGCACATTTATAACGTTAGCTTTAACTGTAGTTTTTAAAATTGCTATGCGCCCAAATGCACCGCTTTCGCGTAAAGATCATGCTAGCGTACATTCTACAATTTTAGACGGCTTTAAAAATTTACATTTCATTGGCGCAGGAATGTTTGGATTTGAAAGAATTATCAAATATTTAAATCTTATTGGAACTACTCTTACTAAGTGGATATCTAAATATATTTTTGGAACTGAGAATGATGAACGTAAAAATGAGAAGGCTGTATCTAAATGGTATGGCAAATTGCAATATTTCAAAACAGAAGCTGGCAGAGCTTCAATTCGCGTTTCAGAAAAGACAATGCAAATAGCAGAGAAAATTCAACCTGAAGGATTGGCATTTATTCATGGAATTGCCATGGATCCCAAATTCTTGTCACGTGAAGCAGCTCAGCTGGTTCAACGTAGTCAAAAGGATGCATCAGATCTTGCGTCTTTCTGTTATAGAATTCGAGCTATGTCAAATTTCCAACCTGCTATGTTTCATATTCAATTTGTTGGTGCCGCGGGTGTTGGTAAATCAAAATTAACCGAAGAAATTATTCATCGTTTGCATGAAGAATTATACCCTAAAGATCAAAAATTATCTTACTATTCTTATAATCCCAATATTGATCATTTTGATGGATATCAACAACAAAAATTTATGATTATTGACGATTTATTCAGATATAACGAGCCCAAACATATGTCTTTATTGATAGGATTAGTTACTAATACACCAGTCATGCTACCTATGGCTCATTTGGAGGAAAAAGGGATTCAACTAAATTCTGA